TGCTTTTGAAGCAGAAAACCCGACGATACTATCGGGAAAACAAGCATCAAATCCTAAAAAGGCAGTTTCAGCAATATTTGCAGCGATCGTGATACAAAGAGTCCCTTTCTGCCAAAGTTTGCTTTGCTCTAATCCAAATTCACTATATGTTTGTTCATATTTTTTAATAATTCGATTTGCAGCACGAACCTCTCCCGTTTGAATAAAAGGATATTTCCCTCCAAAAAGTTTTTTATCATTTCTTGGGCGATGTTTCGATTTTCCACGAGCTAACTCTCCTAGGTCTGATAATTTTCCCCATATCCACCCACTAGGCAAGTCTGCAAAATTGTCCTCAAACTTAACTGCTTGTGTCGGTGCTTTGGGCTTGCTCGGTTTCTTCCCTTCTTTTCCATTTTGTTCCCATTGGCTGACGGCTGTTTGCCAGTCGGCAAGCTGTTGGGCGTGGTGTTGTTCGCGGGTCGTCTGAATTTGGGCAAGCAGTTCGTTTTCAGACAGCAACGTGTCTGCGTGCTTGCTACGCCATTCTTTGGTGAGTTCGCCGTTAAAGGCGTTTTTGAGCAGGGATTGGCGGTATTGTTGGATTTGCTGCGCTGCGGTTTTCAGACGACCTATGCCCTCGTCGATTTCGTCAAACAGGCTTTCGATTTTATTGACGATGGCTCGTTGGGTTTCTTTGCTGGTTGGGTAGATAATGGGGTAATTAGCAATATCTCCTAAACGAATGTATTTAATTGTGCTACCACGGTTACCTTTCGTAATATCGCCAAGTTTATTGTTTATAAAATAAAATAAATATTTGGCATCAACATTTTTAAAATTTTGTAAAACGTAAGTACGTTGATATGCTTCAAATCTCCCATGATAGAATTTAACATTAAAGTTGCCGTTACCCGCTATCAGGATGGCCTCTCCTTCAAAGCTGAAAGTTTCTGAAAAAGAAATTTCTTGAGCGCAAGTAAAAAATGGATATTTACCATTCTCACTGCCCTGATTAACATCTTTATCGCCAGTCTTTATAGTACATAAAAGCTTTAAAAAATTAGCTTCCCACCCTTCTGGCAACTGCTGTTCTGTGGTCATTTTTATGCTGTCCATTGTCGGTTAATCTCGTCTAATAGGGTGTTAAAGTCTTGGTCGTTGGCGGCAATTTCACTCAATACATCATAGGCTTGACCCAATCCGCCGTGTTGGTTGAATGGGGTAAGTTCAAAGTCGTTTTCTTCGATGGCAAAGGAAGTGATGATGTGGTCACGAATCATGGTCAGCCATTGCATTTGCTCTTCGGTCAGCGGTTTGTCGGCGCGGGCGTTGTGTTCAAAAGTCCATGTTTGGAAGTTTTTACGCACGGTTTTGCTAAACGGGGTGATTTTGCCATCAATGCCAATCACTCGGCGAACAAGGCTGACTAAGGCGGTGAGTTCGCTTTCTGCCTGTTCGCTGACGTTATCCAAGCGCGCGTACGCCTGCCAGATATGACTGAATGCTAATTTCGGTTTGGCTTTTTTGATGGCAGTTGCCAGCTCTTTAATCTTCGCAAGGCTTAAGGCTTGGCGTTGATAAGGCTGATTATAGAAAATCTGCAAGGCGGTGATTTCGTCTTTGTGGCTGCGTATCCATTCGGCAAAATCTTGGGTTAGGGTTTCATCATTTTCTGCCCAGCCTGCGTGGATGACTTCATCAATCTCGGCGTCAATTTTCTGCTCGTTTTGTTTGCGGATGTCGTCCAATGTGGTGATGAGTTCCATGGAAAGCGGACGTGCGGCGGCTTTGACGCGCTGTTTTTGTATCTGTAAAACGGTTTTTTCAGACGGCATCTCATCAATGGAAATACCTTCTTGCTCGCAGGCTGCCCGCTGGATTTCGTCGGCATTGATGGCGTGAAACAGGTCTTTGACCAATTGCGGTAATGGGACGCCGCCTGTGATGGCGGTGATTTGCTGCTGTTGTTCGTCATCAAGCTGTTTGTTTAAACGGGCAAGGCGTGCCGCCAGTGAGCTGATGCTGTCGCTATCAAATGCGCCGCCGAAGACGACGGCTTTTCCTAAATCTGAGAAGCTGACCGAACGCTTGGTGTCTAATTGTTGGCTTGCCGTTTTGAGCGATTTTGTAACGCCAATCGCATCGACAATTACATAATGGGTTTTGGCTGATGATGCGGATGGGCTGACTTTTTGCAGGCCTTCTTTATCAAGCGTGCGTGTGCCGCGTCCTTTCATCTGCTCAAAATAGTTGCGGCTTTTGACATCGCGCATAAACAGCAGGCATTCGAGCGGGCGGACATCGGTTCCCGTGGCAATCATATCGACGGTAACGGCAATGCGCGGGTTGTAGCTGTTGCGGAAATTCGCCAAGACGGTTTTGGGTTCTTCGCCGTGTTCGATGATTTCGCCGTTTTCACCCACAATATTGTCTTTGGCTTTGTAAGTGATTTTTTTGCAAAATTCGTTGCCTTGCCCGAACTCTTCCCGCACCATTTTGATGATGTCGTCGGCGTGGCTGTCGTTTTTGGCAAAAATCAAGGTTTTGGGTACTTCTTGACGATTTGGGAACATTACGGGTAAATGGTCGCGGAAAGTACGGATAATGGTGCGGATTTGGCTTGGATTGACAACATCCCTGTCGAGTTGTTTGGCGGTATAGTCTTCATCGCTATCTTGCTGCTGCCAGCGTTTGCGACGTGTGGTGCGTTCGCGGTGTTCGACCAGCTCCTCGGCTTTGAATTTGCCGCCATCAAGGCTGATTTTGGTATTAATCAGATAGACTTCATTGCCTACGTTTACGCCATCGGCAACGGCTGGGGCAGTTTCCGTGCCGAATGGCTGCAAAACAAAACCTTCGGCAGTGCCGCGCAAGCTGCAAAGCCGAACCGCATCAACGACATTCCCGCGCCGATGAAGGGCGGGGCTTACTTGGCAAAGGATGTGCTCTGACATGGCGACAGTTGGCGAAATTTTGAAAGGCAGTCATTGGTTTACGCCGATTTCTGAGACGGAAAAGCGTTGTGAAAAACATGGGATTGATTACACCGAGCAGGTTTTCAAACGTTTTGTGCGGGGTTGTCCCAAATGCCGCGAGGAGGAAGAGGCGGAACGCGAAAGGCAGGCCGAAGCGGAACGTGAGGCCGAGCGGCGGAAATGGGTGAATGCGCAGATTGAACGCCGTATCGGTGCTTCGAAAATCCCGCCCCGTTTCATCGGCAAGACGGTGAAGGGCTACGAGGTTTCGGAAGGTAACGAGGGGCAGCGGTATGTGGCTGACCGCATCAAGGCGTATGCGATTGAGTTCAACGACGGTAAACATTCCGGCCGGTGTTTGGCTTTGCTGGGCAATGCGGGGACGGGCAAGACGCATTTGGCCTGTGCGATCGGCAATCATCTGCTGAAAAACTTGGGCAAGACGGCAAGGTTTACGACGGTTTCGGAGTTGAACCGCATTGTCCGCGAGGCCAAGAGTTTTTCGAGCGATGTTACGGAATCGCAGGTTATCGCGGATTTCGCCGGTTACGACCTGTTGATTATCGACGAAGTGGGGGTGCAGACGGGCACGGACGCGGAAAGCAAGGCTCTGTTCGATGTGTTCAACGAGCGGTATCAGAACCTGAAGCCGACGGTTTTGATTTCGAACTTGGATGCGGCAGGCTTTGTGCAGGCAGTCGGCAGGCGTATTGCCGACCGTGTGAAGGAGGACGGCGGCGAGATTTTGAGCTTCGACTGGGAGAGTCATCGTGCGTGAAACCTGCCTGCACTGCGTTCATGCCGATTTCCGCGATGCGGCGGCTAAGGGGTTCAAAGGCCATCTGACTTGCCCGACGGTGGATAAATGGCGGTACCTGAACCGGCGCACGGTATGCGAGAGCGGAAAGTTTCAGACGGCCTCCGAAGAGGCGGTGGCAAAACGGATTGAATGGTTTGAGAGGGAAAAATGACGGGAATAGCGGGTTTGATTTGGCTGACGGGCGCGGCGGTTGTCGGGCTGGTGTCGGGGTTGGTTGTGATCGCGCTGAAAGAGGTGCGGGGGAGGCGGAATGGCTAAGCGTAAATGCAAAGTATGCGGCACGGTGTTTGAAAAACAGAGGCCGTTGCAGTTTGTCTGCTCCCCGGCCTGCGGGGTGAGGTATCAGCGTGATCAGAAGCGCAAGGCGGCCATCAAATCGGAGCAGGAAGCCAAGCGCAAGGAGCGGGCGAAGACGGCGGCGATGCGGCACAAGTTGGAAACGATACCGGAACTGACGAAAAAGGCGCAGGCGGCGTTTAACCGCTATATCAGGTTGAGGGACAGGGGCAAGCCTTGCATCAGTTGCGGCAAGCCGTTGGGGGGCGAGCCGAACAGCTACGACGCCGGGCATTACCGCAGTGTGGGCAGTTCGCCGCATTTGCGTTTTGACGAGGGTAATGTGCACGGACAGTGCAAACACTGTAATTGCCATTTGTCGGGCAATGTGGTGGCGTATCGCCAAGGTTTGATTGGGCGTATCGGGCTGGCCGAAGTGGAGCGCATCGAAGCCGATCAGTCGGAAAAGCATTACGGTAAGCAGGACTTGCGCGAGCTGGCGGCGGAATACCGCAGGAAGGCGAGGGAGGTTGAATGATGCAATCTGTAACCTATCGCCTGCAAATCCAAAATATGCGCCCGCTGATGACGACTATCTGGAATAACCTGCAAGGCTGGCTGCAAGAAACCCCTGATTTGGAAATCAGCATCCGACCGTACAAATCGAAGCGTAGTACCGAGCAGAACCGCCGCCTGTGGAAGATTTATCAGACTTTGGCCGAGCAGGCATGGGTATCCGGCAAACGGTTCAGTCAGGATGCGTGGCATGAATACTGCAAACGCCAATTCATCGGAAGCGAAGAGTTGCCGGACGGTTCGCAAATCGGCATTTCGACCACAACCCTTAATACCGGCGAGATGACCGATTATCAAAACCGCATCCAAGCATGGGCGGCGCAGGAATTTGGCATTATTTGGGAGTTTTGAGGAGGATTATATGGGATACGTGAGTGAGTTGGGCCGGAAGTTTGGCGAGGAGCATCATACGGCCAAGTTGTCGGATGTGGATGTGGAGCGTGTGCGTGCGTTGAGTGAGCATGGTGTGCCTTATCGTGTGATTGGGGTGGTGTACGGGATGAGTGAGGACGGGGTGGCGAAGATTTGCCGGTATGAGCGTCGTAATGTGGTGGTGGCGAAGTGGAAGAAAGGGGGCGGGGCGTGATGGGCGGAAGGGGCCTTTTGCCTAGGCAGCAGCGGTTTGTCGAGGAGTATTTGGTTGATTTGAATGCGACGAGGGCGGCGGTTGCGGCGGGATATAGTGAGAGGTGGGCGGGTGTGAATGCGGATAAATTACTAAAAAATACTAATGTGGCGAAAGCTGTGCAGGAGGGGATGGCGGCGCGTTCGGCGAGGACGGAGGTAACGCAGGATTGGGTGTTGCGGCGTTATGCGATGATCGCGGGGGTGGATAAGCGGCAGTTTTTTTATGACGATGGGTCGCTGAAGCCTGTGTCGGAGTGGACGGAGGAGATGGCGGCGGCGGTCGGTGGTTTTGATGCGGTGGAGTCGGGCGGCGGCGAGGGGGTGCCTGTGGTGTTGAAGCGGTTGAAGTTTTTGGATGGGAAGGCTGCTTTGGACAGTATAGCGCGGCATTTGGGGATGTTTAAGGATAAGGTCGAGGTGTCTGTGGATGAGTCGTTGGCGGAGCGGTTGGAGCGTGCGAGGAGTCGTTTGAATGACGGTTGATGTGGTGGAGATGGCGGCGGCTTGCCGGTATGACCCTTTGCTTTGGTCGTCGGTTGCTTATGATTGGGGTTATGGGGAGTTGGCGGGCTATGACGCGCCGCGCGAGTGGCAGCGGCGGGTGATGGCGGATATTAAAAGTCATTTGGAAAATCCTGAAACGCGGTTTATGCCGTTGATGATTGCGGTGGCGAGCGGGCATGGTATCGGTAAGTCGGCGCAAATCGGGATGTTGGTCAATTGGGCTTTGTCTACGTGCGGGGATACTAAGGTCGTTATTACGAGTAATACGGAGACGCAGTTGAGGACTAAGACTGCGCCCGAGGTGTCTAAGTGGCAGCGGTTGAGTATTACGGCGGATTGGTTTTCGGATGCGGTGATGAGTATTTCGGCCAGGGATGAGGGGCATGCGAAGACGTGGCGGGCGGATTTTGTGCCGTGGTCGGAGCATAACACTGAGGCGTTTGCCGGTCTGCACAATAAGGGGCGGCGGATTGTGCTGGTGTTTGATGAGGCGTCGGCGATTGCGGACAGGGTGTGGGAGGTGGCCGAGGGTGCGCTGACGGATGAGGAGACGGAGATTATTTGGCTGGCGTTCGGTAATCCGACGCGGAATATCGGGCGTTTCCGCGAGTGTTTCCGCCGGTATAGACATCGGTGGATAACTTACCAAATTGACAGCCGCACGGTGGAGGGGACGAATAAGGCGCAGATGCAGAAGTGGGCGGAAGACTACGGCGAGGAGTCGGATTTTTTTAAGGTGCGTGTGCGGGGGATGTTTCCGTCTGTGTCGGCGCGTCAGTTTATTTCGGAGGAGGATGTTTCTGTGGCTTTCGGGCGGGATGTGCCGGAGTCTCAGTATGGGTTTGCGCCTAAGGTTTTGACGGTTGACCCTGCGTGGGAGGGGGATGACGAGTTTGTGATCGGTCTGCGGCAGGGTTTGGTGTTCCGTGTGTTGAAGACGGTGGCGAAAAACGATAATGATTTAGTGGCCGCACGTTGGGTGGCGGACTTGGAGGATGAGCATCAGGCGGATGCGGTGTTTATTGACGGCGGTTTCGGGACGGGGATTAAGTCGGCCGGCGAGGGGATGGGGCGTGATTGGCAGTTGGTGTGGTTTGCCGCCAAGTCGGATGATGCGGGGTGTTTCAATAAGCGGGCCGAGATGTGGAAGGCGGCGCGGGATTGGCTGAAGGCCGGTGGGGCGATTCCGCCCGACCCGGTGTTGCGTGATGAGTTGCAGGCTCCTGAGTTGGTGCCGCGGGCGGATGGCAAAATCCAAATCGAGGCGAAGAAGGATATGAAGGCGCGGGGTGTGCCTAGTCCGAATAGGGCGGATGCGTTGGTTTTGTCGTTCGCGTTTCCTGTGCGTAAGCGGGGGGCGGGGCATGGGGCGTCGGCGGCGGCGTCGGCGCGGCGGGATTTTGTGCCGTTATGACACCCGTTATGGGGGTTTGTTGTGTCAAGCTGCGTGTGTTGGAGGGTGGTGTGATGTTGGAGTATAGGGCTTTGCGGGTTTCGGAGTGGTTCGGTCGGGCGTGTGATTTGGCGGAGGCGCACCGGTTGGAGACGGAGCGCGATTTTTCGGCAGGGCGGGCGGATTTGGATTTGGCCGCTTATCGTGTGTTGGAGGAGTCGGGGGCGGCGGTCGCTTTCGGTTTGTTTTCCGACGGGGCGTTGGTCGGTTATGTGTCGGGGTTTGTGGTTCGGCATTTGCATTACGATTTTGTGGTGGCGCAGCACGATTTGTTGTTTGTCGAGCCGCGTTTTCGTAAGGGGCGGGCGGCGTTGAGGTTGTTGGGGTTGTTTGAGGAGGAGGCGAGGCGGAGGGGTGCGGTTAGGATTTTGTACCACGCTAAGCCGGACAGTGTTTTTGCGCGGTTGTTGGAGAGGACGGGCGCGCGTTGTGAAGAGTTTGTTTTTTGTAAAGGAGTATGACTATGCCAGCAGCACCGGTTATCGCGGCGGTTGCCGCCGCACTGGCCTTCTCGCTGAACAGGCCCGTCATCGGCG